TGGGTTGTTAATTGCCTTTTTGAATCGTATGTAGGAAGTTTTGCCATATTTACCTTACCATTTTAGTTTGGTTGCTAAACCGTAATTTACCCCTGTTGATAAAAGTGTTGAGAAAGCGTTTGTATACCCCTGAAATCTTAAATCCTTCGCCTGCCTGTAATATCCCTGTGCTTCCGATAACGCCCCGCGTTTCTGGTATTCAAGGTTATACTGCCCGATAGCCTTATCTAATTCCATCTGGGTCATCATATCCAATAAGGCTGACATAGGGCTGCCTGACATCGTAATACCTGAAGCGCCTACATTAGCCCTTAAAGTTCCGCCTGCCCTGCCCATAGCACGATCATACTGGTATCCTTCCAGTCCTTTCTGGGCTTCTATCATCCGTGCCTGTTGCTCTTTAATCCTGGCATTATACTTGGCTTCGGTGGATGCTTTGCCTGCCGCCATTATCTGCGTTCCTGCCTGGAATATCCCTGCTATTGCGAGAAGTCCTGATAACATAATAACTCCTATTTATCCTGTGTATCAACCGAAGACATTATACTCAATAACTCTACCGGCAACGGGTCGGGATTTACTATCATAACCTGCGCCCCGTATCTGTAATCATCATTAAAATTGATGTTCGGTATAATTCCCGTATAGAGCAATTCGGGTGTTCCCATTAAGGTTGAAGGGTCGCGGAACTCAATCTTTTCGGCCAAGTCTTCCGTGCCTCCGGTCTTGAATCCTTTATAAGAACGATTGACCTTAAAACTTACCTGATTGATTTTCTGTATCTTGCCCTGTGAAGTGCCTCTCTGAGAACCCGCCTCTACAGGTAAGGTTTTCAGTTTCTGGGTGTAAGGAAGCCCTACGCTAACAACGAAATAGTCATAAGCCAATGAGATTGACCCTACAGAAACAGTCTTATCAGGCTTATCCAATCCGCCGTCCCCTAATACTTTAACGGTTTTTCCTTCAAGGTGTTCAAGCCCTGTAATCGTATCTACGCTTAATCCCCAGCGGGTAGTTGAAAAAGAGGTAGTGCTGAAGGTCTTGGTTACGGTTGCCTTTACTATCGTGGTTGAGGCTACCGAGGTAATCTTACATTCTCCTAAAGTAACCCCGTCTATGTCAATCGCCCTTATCCTTTGACCGATATCATCATCAATATCAAATGCCACCACCGAAGAAGTTATCGTTATTGCCCCGTTAGTATCAGATAATGTAATGGAAGTCGCTGTCGCCGGAGCGGTGTAGGCATTATAAGTAAGGCCTGAATGGACATAGAAACATAAGTCCTGTCTGGCAGGGACTTCTATATTCTCGAAGTATTCCACATAACGCTTGTCCGCCACTATCGTTCCCAGGGTATTGGTAATTGTCCTTCTTACCACGCACCATATCTGGTCGTAGGGGTCTGACTGCGAAGGGATAGCCGTGATCGATTCGTAATAACCGTCTGTAGTCTGCCTTGACCAAGCCTGCATTTCCTGGTCTATTTCCCTTGTTAAGGTGGCGATAGTCCCGTTAGTCAGGACGCAGTATAGAACGGTATCGGGATTCTGCTGATAAGCCATATCAACAACCCCGTCCCTTAAAATCTGAGGGGATAGAATCGTCTTATCAACCGACTTATAACTGTCCACATCCCAGAAGTAAAACAGTTCCCTTAATTTCTTACCGAACCTTTGTATGTAATAAAAATAATTCCCTATTTTTTTGGGTATGATTTTCTTAGAACCCCAGGAGTTCTGTTTCTCGGCATTGACATTGGTTGGGGTGAGGGGTGCGTCAACGCCTCCGCTTATTGTAAACTCGCCTCCGTAAGTCCCAGCTATCAGCGACCTGCCTGAAGTAAGCCATTGTATTTCGTTTGCTTCGTTAGAGGCTAACTGTATGTTAATTCCGTCATCGTCATTAACACCGTCCAATGCGAAATCGTCATAGATAAATGATTTAGACCCCCATATCTTCTGCGGTTCTTCATCCGTTCTGGCAAAGAATAATCTTGATTCGTGAAAGGTAACGCAGGAAGGCCATCCGTTTACATCAGACCAAGCACCTTCTGCCCAAGTGGTTGTTGCTGCCGAAGTAGTTAGGGTCTTGATTACAGAAGCCGTAGCCGCTATCGTAGATGTTACACAGGTCATCTGAAAGTAACCCTGTTCTTCCAATCCCGTTGTGGCGTCAGTCCTTGTCAATCCCATCTTCCAATAAGAATTATAATGACCTAAATTTGTTGCTGATACTGACGGGACAAAAGATATTGCACTCGTGGTTGCCGATAGATAGACATTTATCGTTCCTGCTGTTTTCGAGGCGGACATTGTTATAGCGGAAGTATTGTCATCAAGGAACGGGCCGCCGATAAAAGCCAGGGTTGATATAGTCCAACTGTTTGCGGATATCCTGATTAACTGTTGCGGTGCGTAGTCAGGATGGGTAATCCAGATAATATCGTTTAATTGAGCGAACTGAACATCGAATATTTCGTCCTCATCGTAGGAATGGGCTAACTCATAAGGCGTAGTTCCCGCGCTTACCACTACTCCACCGTCAGTATAGAAACGGAAGTATTCCTCGCCCATTTCTATTACATAGGCATCTGACCTGCTGAACACGAAAGGTATCAGCCTTGTCCGCTTGGTAGAGTCTTTTACTTCTCTGACAAATCGTGTGCCAGGGGTTGAGATAACCGAACCGTAAGGCCTTACAAGGAAGTTTTCTACGATTGCGCAGGCGTTGGCGTATTGGGCGATATCAGTCCTTCCGAACAGAGAAGCGCCAAACTCACCGCCACTAAAGGAAGTTTGAATATAGTCGGTTTTTGCCATTATGAATTTAAACTCCCGTTTCCATACTTGGCAAGTTCCCAAGCATCATCTCTTATATACTGCTGTCTGCCTACCTGGGCGTTCTCGCTTCTTGCGTCGGGCAGGGTAACGGTTTTATATTTCTCATACATTTCTTTCGCTTTAGTTGCGGAGTTCAATACCATATAGGCAATGTCAGAAGCAAGTTTATCAGAGAACGCCTCTATGAACTGAGCAGGGTATTTATCGGGGTTGTCAAGATAATAGACATACAGAACCCCTAAGCCCGAAGTATCAGATATTATAAAATCCCCTTCTTCACGCCACATAGCGTTATCGTCATTAGTTCCGAATATCCTTATCATATCAACAGGCTTTTGATAGACATAAACTTCGCCGGTATAAGTCCAAGCCATAGTATCGGTAACCACGCTTAACAAAGCCCTCTTTGTAGCGAAGTTCCATTTACATTCCGACAGGATACTGCGCAGGGATGTTTCATAGACGCGGTTTACGATACGGGCATTGTTGGTATCGTCGTCTATTGAAGTAATCGGCGCTGCTCCCAGTAAAGTCAATGATTTATTTATAAGTTCGGTTTTTGATATTGCCATGATTTCTCCTTAATATCAGGAGGGCGATTGCTCGCCCCCCCGACATTCTTCCCTTAGGTGTATTTTACGATTGTTCTGATTGTTCCAGCCGTGATTGAAGTAGCCGGATCAAACATGATATAGATGTCTGAATCCGCTGACATCTCAGTTAAAGCCCCTGTCGGCCCTAACCGCGCTACACCTGCTGAAGCCAGGTTGATGTCTGTTGGATTTTTAACATTTTTATCACCTAACAAGAACCCTAAGTTACCGGTCGTCCCTGAATTATGCACCGCCGCAGTCCCGCAGTTGATTGTGCAGACTGTGGTCGATGTTAATGAAGGGAAATACACGATTATATCCGTCAGCTTCTTGCCCTTAGGGACTTTCCCTATTTTCAAGGCTGTCGTGGTTGGGATGACTGCCGCTACTGTGTAAGTGTCAATCCATACCTTCTCAACCGTCTTGATATAACCGTCGGCGATATACTGGTCGCCTGAACCTTCCGAGCCGGTATATTCATACTTTGTTACATTTGCTGATTTGATTACTGCCATTGGTTCTCCTTTTTTTCCGCCTGTAGCGGTATTACTTTATTAAGCAGTATCTCCTGATACTACCCTTGCTTCCTCTAACCTGACTCCACCGATGTTCAGCTCATAGTAAATCTGCCAAGAATATGAAAGGTCAGTCCTCTCATCAGTTCTTACCACAGGCGCATCGCCCATAGCTAAGCAGACTCCGTATTTCTGGAAAGCGATACAGGAATATGAGTTGGCGTCTAAGTTCCCGCCGGATATGTTGTCCACTCTGGTCGAGGTAATAAACTTGAAACCCATAAAACTGTCCACATCGCCTCTTACTAATGCTTTTACTGCGGCATAGTCGGCTGATGCAATCTGTTCAACCTGCAAAAGATTCGACAACGCAAGAGGGGTAATGACGATTATTCTGTCTTCTTCCTCTACATCAGCATCATCAAACGCTTTCTTGACACTTGCTAAGTTCGCTAATGTGATATATCCACAGGTAGCGATTGCTACGGTGTTGGAATGCGTTACGCTTGATGTTCCTGTTTCTCCGTAATACGCAGTCCCGACAGCTGCTGACAGGATTACATCGTCAATCTTCCTGCCTAAAGAACGAGCTGCCGCTATTGTATAGGCGCTTCTCGGGTCGGATATGGTTCTGATTTCGTCGCCCCTATCCAGAAGCCTTGCATCGTGATAATCCACAAGCGTTCCCATACGCCTGCTTAAATTG